TAGCGGTTATTTGTATCTGCTGTCCCAAGTTAATAGGATTTACAGTAGTTCCATTATTATTTACTGGTCTTAAATTAGTCATTAATAAGTTTGCTGATACGTCAGCAGCAACATCCAAGTTGTTAGGATTTACAGTTACAGTAGTTCCATTATTATTTACTGGTCTTAAATTAGTACCTTGTCCAGTTAAACTTTGTCCTCCTAAACCAGTCACATTAATTGTTCTCGTGATTGGTGGTGCTAATGTGTTATTTTGATCATCTACAATAGAAGCCGTTATTGTATACTCACCCGAAGTTGCAGGTTTCCATGCTACCGCAGGATTAATTGAAGATCCAGCAGATAAGGTATTTTCATCACTTGAACCATTCAAAATAGTAAATCCATTTTTATCAATCACGTCTACATCAAATTTAAAGTTTTGTGTGATAGATTTTGTATTTTGAACGGTAGCGGTTATTTGTATCTGCTGTCCCAAGTTAATAGGATTTACAGTAGTTCCATTATTATTTACTGGTCTTAAATTAGTCATTAATAAGTTTGCTGATACGTCAGCAGGATCATTTGCATCTTCTTCGATTAAACCTTGTCCAGTTAAACTTTGTCCTCCTAAACCAGGCATTATTTCAATATAACTGGTGTCGGGAACTGCTGCGTCTGTGACTGTAGTGCCTGATGCGTCTGTGACTGTAGTGCCTGATGCGTCTGTGACTGTAGTGCCTGCGTCTGCTGTGCCTGCGCCTGCGTCTGCTGTGCCTGCATAAATACTATCTATAATACTTGTTCCTGTAGTTCCTCCTCCATCACTTAAACTGAAAAATCCACCATTTATAGTTAGGTGTTGATAATTAACAACATAAACAGTAAATGTTACATTACTTGAATTTGATGCACTATCTATAGACATACTGCCTTCTAATTTTATAGAACTAAAATTATCAAAATTACATGAACCCGAGGGTTGCAAATCTTCAGGGTTTATAGCAAAAGAATATACATTAATTCCAACATTATTAGGTATACTTGTATGATGTTGATAAGGTTGTGTTAAATTAAAATATGTTCCATCACGGGATTGAAATCTGTCATTACCGTCAAGCGTTAATTTCATAGAAGTAATTATATTTTTATTAATAGAAGGGGTAGATGAGGTAGATGTGTAATTATTAGGTCCAATGATATTCGACACACTATAAATATTTGAGTATTGTTGATAAGTATCGTTTATTTTATTTTTTTTATTAGAATAATTAAACCAATTACGAATATTATTATCGTCAATATGTCCTACTATAAATAATTCTTTTATTAATTTAGTAATCGTATCTAATCTAATATTAAAAGAGGTTGAGGAGCCTGTCACATTTTCAGTTGTTTTTTGAAGTTGTTCGATTAAATAATAATGTGAATCAGTTACGAATTTACTACTTTCTGCAGTATCAAGAAAAATAATATCGGTCCATAATGATGCATTTGTGATAGTAATGCTACCACCACTATTATTATTAATTAAACTTTCACGATTAAATTGAATTTTTATTTGAATCGTTTGATTAATGGCTTTTAGTGGAAGAGCAAGTCCTGGATTACGACAGAACCAAAATTGTAAAGGAATAATTATTTTATTTCTAACATATAGAATGTCTTTACCAGGACCACCAACCATTGAAAAATAACCTTCTTTTTTCCCATGATGGAGAGATAATTCATTCCAAATATACATCCATTCACTATACTGTTTATCTAAAACAGTTCCCCCAATTGAAAATTGAATATAATCAATTGCTCTTAATCCTACATATGGCACAACGTTTGATGATGAAGCATTTGTATCATTAAAAGTTAATTCAAGATGTGTTTTATATAATAAATCACCATTATCAGGAATGTCAAACGTGATACTACTACCTAAACTTGGCACATTACCAGTTTGTTGAATTGTTTCTATTGCAAAATTAGTATGTTTTTTATAGGTAGATTTAAAAAAGGTAATAGAAGGTTTACCTGTATATATGTTACCTGAAAATAATTTTGTTTTACTATCAGCACCATAATTTATTAATTTACCTGCTACCATTTTATTATTATTATTATTATAATAAATATATATATATATATATTTATTATTATATAGTTTAAATTATTAAGTATTATAGTATTATAGTATTATAGTATTATACATTAAAATAGGCAAAATAAAATAGGCAAATTAAAATAAGTTATGATTTACCTGCTAAAAAAACATTAGTTATTAATGGTGATTTTAAACATGGAATATTATTTTCTTGGCACCAATTTACACATTTCGTAATATTCGTTTTCTTAATTGTTTCTAATTTACTTGCCATATTTTTATTAGATAAATGATTTGTTAAAATTAAATTAATAGTGGTTGATATATTTTCTAATTGTTGTTGTCCGAATATTGCATTATATTCTTCTACTTTATTTATAAAGTAAATAGGTAATTTACAATTAAATAAAGAAGTAAGAACATACCCATTTGATAAATTATTAATAATAGTATATAACTTTGCCATAATATTAGAAACATCGTCTAATTTGAATTTTTTACAAACAATATATTTTTCCGAATTTGCATATCTGCTTGTATTGGGTTTTACAAAATGAAGTTCTTCGTACAATAAGGATAATAAATATAAAAGGTCAACTGATAATTTTGAAAAAGTATCAAAAAATTTTATAATAAACGTTCCTCCTTTTTTTTGCATAGCAATTGCAAAGGCGATTTGGCAAAGAATGAGTTTTAGTATGGAAGATTCTTGGTTATTAAAATCGATTGAAAAATCAAATCCTCCATCGGCTGTAATAATATCCATTGTTCCATTATAATTTGTATAGCAGTAACGTAAATTATTAACATTTGTAATGTCTCCTTTACCATCCTGGCCTTTTTCAATTTTTACATTGGGGTTTTTTGATAAAAAAAGATTACTTTTTTTCCATCCAGGAACATTGTCGTCCGTATCATTAATTAAGGTCATGCCGTAATAGATATCATCAGGATTATTTCTTAATTTTACAAGAGCCTCAATAAACCCCCCTGGTCCTTCTGCCAAATGAAAACTCTTAATTTTATTTGTGATTTTATTGTTTGGTAAATCATTCAGTATATGCAATAAATTACATATTTCAATCATTTTATAAAAGGACCTTGATAAAGGCTTTAATGGACATACGGAATGTTTCGTGCCGGGTATTGTTGTATGTATAAATTCATATGGGTTTGTATATTTTTTAAATTTATCCCAATCATTTACATATTTTCCAATTTCTTCTTTACTTTTAATTAAATATTTATATAATGTTTTACTTATAATTATAGTATCATCAATATGCGTGTCGTCATGTGGAGTCTGTTGTAATGGGTTAAACGATGGAATAAAATGATCAAATATTATTTGTTGATTATCCTTATTTGAATAAATTTTATAATGGGACATAGAGTATTAATAATAATAATATTAATTATGATTGATGTTAATTAATATTATTAAAAAAAGTTTATATCATTATTATAATTATTATAATTATTATTATTTTGCAACTAATTTTATTTTGCAACTAATTTTATTTTGCAACTAATTTTATTTTGCAACTAATTTTATTTTGCAACTAATTTTATTTTGATATTTTTTTTAACGGGCAATTTATCGCCTTTTTGATAATTACTTGATATAGATGAAGACGGGTTAGTAGAGGACAAATCATCTTTTTGATTAATAAATTTGATTGCGATTTTATCCGCATCCACATCGCGCACTTTTTTATATACAAAATAACGATTTAGAAAAGAAATGGTTCTTTCAGCAGAGGACATATTCATCGCTTCTTTGTACATATTTTTGCCACCTTTATTACTTTTAATCTCATCAGTCATTAGTTTAAACATATCACTAAAATAGCCGCTGCTTGATGGTAATCCTAATTTAGCAGTTTCATCCTTGGTCAATAAAACAAACCCATAATTTTCCAACATTTGGGTAAAATAATTATAATTTACAAGATACTCTCTGAATGTTTTATTAATTGTATCTTGGAATACGTCAATGGCATAGCCGATGCTTGTAGCGTCGTCAGGAAATTCGGTTTGTGTATATTTTTTGGTTATTTCCAACATTTTATGATTATTCTCTGCATCCATAATAGTTACACTTTCATCGTGTTTTTTATTTTTTAATAGTTTAAAGATTTCTTTTCCATCGTAACTTGTTCCAATTAAATAACCACCTACCTTGGTCACTTCGGATACATTACGTAAGAAATTATGAAATGTTTCTGTGCTTTCAAACATATAGTGGACTGCAAATTGAATAGAACAAACACTAAACCCATTCTTACCAACACCAAATTGATTATATACTCCTTTACCTAATTCTTTCACATCTTTAGAACCCTCCCCAAAAACGGCCTTGGTTATTTGTTTATCCTTTTCGGATATAATTGCCTTTGCTGAACGAATATTTACACCCGAATTTCCGTGAACAAATAATACAGCAGGCACCTCTTTCGTATTTTTTTTATAATTTAAATAGCGTGCGCAAGCTCCATCTAATCTATTTTGAATATTATCGCGCGATATATCTATACCAAATACGAATTTTAAATTGGACGATATCCATTTTGGAAAATCACCGCCTTTTCCTACTGCAAGGTCAATTAGCGTATCGCCTTTTTGGGCAACATTTGTTATTAGTTTCCGTTTTACAAATAAATTATGGAAATCCCGCATTGCTTTTGTATAGGTGCCAACCGATTCCGACCCCGACCCCGAATTTTTATTATAATAGACATCATTATCAATGATTTCAGCAGGAATATTTAAGCCACTTGTGATTATTTGTTCGGTCACTGGTGTATGAATTGATTTCCATACGCCATTTGCAACATGATAGGCATTACCGTAATTGGGTTTACCTGAACGTAATTCAGTTGTTTTATCGTATCTTATTCTTAATGGCACCCATCTCCATAACTCGTCGTGTTCTTTGACATATTTAAATTCCACAATCATGTTATCTTCAATAATTTGATTTTCTTCCGTCATCATTACCTTAGTGTCTCCATTTAATTCTTTTAATTTAATATTGCATAACCCAGCATTTACCGAAGATGGATTAATAGGATAAAATTGCTTGGGGACATACATTCCTTTTGGGTTATCATCACTTTCATTTTGTAAAAGTTTAAAGGATGGCACTACATCGTCAATAATGTCTTGGCAAGGATTAATGTATCCATGTGTTTTTTCATTATAGCCGACCCGTAATATAAGTGTTTTATATTCTGTTAATTGGTTGGTTGTGGTTATATCAAGTCCCGAACTAAATAAATTTCCAATATAGTCAGTTCCGCTCATATTTTTTTTAATAGAAACCAAAAAATCAATTGTATTATCTAATTCGGGTTTCCATTTAAAAGAATTCTCCCAGCTAATTTTTTTGTTTTGAATAGGGTCGCCTATTTTTTTAACACCGACGCCTAAATTCATCGGCGTAAATATTAAACCATCCGTTACATATTCAAACACACCGTCATTTACTCTTTGTAAAATAGTTGCACATCCTTTAAATATTGTTGTTTTTTCTTTCTCAGAGGCCGAATAAAATGTTTTTGCACTAATTCTTAGCGGGGATGCAGCAGAATTATTTACAACCGATTGAGGCTTAATTAAGCTTAATGTTTTGATTAAAGTAGGTAACCTAAACATTTCTTTTTTTGTTTCTTCTTCTGCAGTTGAGGGTGAAAATGCATAATCGCGTATATCTTTTCCATTTAAATAATAAATGTCAAACACCGCATATAAATTGATGTTTTTTTTGTGTTTATTAAATATAATATGCTCTCCATCAAACAATGTGTTTTTTAAATCATTGTTTTTGGTGATTGCGCCAGTAAACTGGACCTGCATATTCGTATTGATAAGGTATAATTTATTATTGTCAGCAATATAAAGTAGTTTTCTGTCTCCATCAGCTTTATCGGTAACCGTATAATTTCGTCTAATATTAGGAACAGAATAGAGTGTAGGATCTTCCACGGTGTTTTCAAGGTGTAATGTATAAGATGAAGGACCAATGAAATGCATGGGTTGTAGTGTATTAATTTTTTTATAGTCCTTGTCCCATATTAACCTAATATAGTCATTTTGGATATTTTTTTGTTCTTTGTATGACACGGGATAATAGGTTTCTTGTAACCCGGATAATATAAATTTCACTACCGTTTTCATCGCGGTATTTATTTTTTCCGAAGTATTAAATAGAGTTCCTGGTCCAACTAATGAATTAATGCATTCGATCTCAATTTCATAGTGCTCAAATCCATTAAATACGTTTGCATCCTGAATTGTATAGTGAGGGATAAAATATGAATTTTTATTTCTTGCTGATTCTTTTACAATACTTAAATCAATTATAAATGGGTAATCGGGGTGTTTAAATGAAACTCGGTTCATGTATCTAAATATCTTCTTATTATTGCCCCAATTGTCAATTATAGTTTGAATTGTATAATTATCTTTTTCCATTAGCGTTTCTTGTTTCAAGGAAACACGAAAATTAAAATCATCAAAATCAGCAGACGGTACTTTTTCATTATTTATTTTATAAGGTTGTTTTTTTACAAAATCTAAATTTTGATTAATACCCTGAATGTTGTTTGTTTTACAATACGTTATAATATCTTGTAATGTAGCTATTTCGGTTCTTATATTGGATAAATATGTTTTTTGGTTTTTTTTGTCATAGTATTCGCTCATAATTCTTAATAAATAATTTGATTTATTTAAAACAAACCCTGTTGATTTTAATGTTCTAATGACATTATCATAATTAATTTTTGTTATCTTTTGAACTCCACGTGTCCCAAAGCTTGCTTCTAATTCAAGCGTTTCGTTGTCATTTGTTTTTCTTAAAATGTCGTCTAAATATATTTTTAATATATTATTTAATATTTGTTTTTCAGACATTGTTAGTTATATAATTATATCTGATAATATTATATTATTTTAATAAGGTATTTTTAATAAGGTATTTTTAATAAGGTATTTTTAATAAGGTATTTTTAATAAGG